AACATCTAAATCCTTCTTAGTACCACCCTTAATCTTAACAATAATCTTCGCAGTAGGATTACACCTTTTAATCATACAAAACTTAGTGTTATCCGGCAAGTAACCTACCTTCATCCCTAACTCTATCTCCTCCTCAGCACAATCTGGAGTAGGACAAACAGCACTCAACATTACATATATCATGATCAAAAACAATTAGAAAAATATCCTATAACATTACTCTCTTTTTATTTTATTCTTTCGTCGTTTCTGGATCATCGTCTTTAATCCCTAAAAGCTTTAATCCATTTACCTTTTTCCCATCAACCGTTATTAAAATTCTTTTAACTATAAAATATTCAAATAGATCTGTTGCTTTTGGGGTTTTCTTTGATATCTTTAGGTCATTATAAATCTCTCCTATCATTAATTTAGCAGCTACATTAGTATATCTTTCTCCAACCCTAAATTTGGTATAAAAAGCTGATAATAACCTATCATAAGATAATAAATATTCTATATCTCGTTGAATATCTGTAGTATTATATCCATGAGCTCTACATTTCTCTGGTCCTAATAAGTTATAAAACTTATCAAATTTTTCAGAGACTTGTTGCGCTATAACTGATTTCTCTTCCTCTGTAAATTCCGTAGCTTCACATAACTTCTTTAATCTATGATTAATTAGTATTGATGTACCTCTAAGATCATCTATAAATTTCTTCATCTCTGGAGTTATCTTTAATTGAGTCTCCATATAACGAGTTAATATCTTTTCGGATTCTTCAGGATAGTAAACTTTAATCCACTCTTCACAGAAATTATCAGGACTACTTCTATAGCCTGAAACTAATGAATAATCAAATTTTCCTGTTACCTCCTGAATAGAAACAATATAAGGCCACACTATAGGAAAAACTTTGGATTTTCTTATTGGAGTCTCTTTCTTTAAGAGAATAATATCCTCTCTGATTGATTCTATGGTAGAGTGAGTCTTGAAGAATTCTAAGATTTCATCACAATACTTAAACCATTCTTTTGTCTTACTATAATGTTTATAGTTCTTGAAATATTCATGTAGGGCCTTTTCATCCTCTTCAGTACCATCAGAGATTTCGTAGAGAATCTTATAAGTCGGATTGTGAGTTCCATAGTTTGAAAATCTCTTTTCCCTATTCTCATCTTTAGTATAACCGATCTTTAAAATTGTTTCGTGCTCTTCAAGGCTATCACCCTTAAAAGCGGAACTAGCAATAACATATATCATAATCAAAAACAATTAGAAGAGAGTAACAAATATCCTATCCTATAAAATTCAATTCATTACTCTCTTTTTATTTTATTCCTTTATTCTTAAAAGTTCTAACCCATTAAACTTATTTCCTTTATCAAATATCTGAACCTTCTTAGTTTCAAAATATTCATTAAGATCAACAGCCTTCGGATTTTTTACTAATCCTAAATCCTCGTATATCTTACCAATCATTGACTTGGCTTCAATGTTAGTATATCTTTTCCCAACCATAAACCTAAGATAAAACTCTTTAGAAATATTATCCTTTGAAGCAAGAACATCTATCTCTCTTTCTAATTCAGTAGATCTATATCCGCAAGCTTTACATCTTTCAGGTCCTAGTATATTGTACAACCTATCAAATTTTTCTGAAACCTGCTGAGCAATCATCTTCTTTTCTTCTTCTGAAAAATTAGACTCACATAGTTCTTTTAAGCGTACAGAAAAAGGTCTGTCTGTATTTCTTAAACTAACAATATACTTCGTTATATCATCAAATCTAGTTCCGCTGTTTTCACTTAAGGAAGAAAAGACCGTAAATCTATCTTTATAATCTACCTGCTGAATATCGAAGGCTCTTTGTTCTGATATAAAAACTAATTCATTCTTCACCGGATAAAAAGTCTTGTTATTGTAATCATAATCTAAAGAAACATAATCATTCCGATAATTCTCGTAAATTATATGTCCTCTATACATATTAATAGCAGTTCTTTTCTCTTCCTCGGATCCTTTCGAATATAATGATAAAGTATTTTCAGTATTTTTTATCTTACTTTCTAATAGCTTATCAAAATCACTTCTTAGAACTTCTTTGCTAGGACCTAAACTCTTAAAATAAAACTCTGCATGATTCTTCCAAGGATTTTCAACCAATCTCTGTCTCCCTAATATCTGAGGAAGATCTAAGCTAATATCCACTGCAAGAGATTCAATATTAGCATCACTTAAGATAAAAGTTCTAGCACATTTCGAATAAAAGTCTGCTCCTAAGTAAACTGTTCTTGTACAAAATGTAAAAGTCTTATGTGGCATGCCTTTTAATGGAACTTCACCAATTTTATCCTCATCAACCGGAAGAAACTTTTTACCTAACTTCTTTTTAATCTTATTCCTATTTTCCTTTGTATTTGAACAGAGAATATTTACTTCCTCCGGCTTTAAACCTTCAGACTTAATTATTGAAAGTATATTATTTACTGAATTGACATAAAATACTGCCTCTTTCGAATAAACAATTTCTCCTGTCTTCGGATTAGCAAGATGTTCAAAAGTTCTTTCTCCTCTTAAACATTCCTTATATTCTCTTATTATCCTCTTAAGCTCAGAATTAATAGACTGTGTCTTTCTCACCTTTAATTCAGGTTTCATCACTCTAGCAGGATCTTTAATTCCCCAGTTAAGTTCAAAGTATGGTAAACCTTTGAAATAATCGAGCCTCATCAAATACTGATCCATCATTGGAGTTGCACTAACGAAACAGATTTGATTTGAAACATCTCTTAACTCATTGAGAAAGCCAAATTCTGTTGTAGCTTTAAATCTAGAGTCTACAAAAATTGATTGGAATTCATCAACTACTATCTTAAAATCACTCATGTAATTATTCTTCAAGAGATATCGCTTTAAATGCTTGAAAGAATCATAAGTAACAATAATTTTTAATGGCTTTCCTTCTGGACGTCTATTATTAATATAACTTAATAGTTTCATCTCCATCCTTGTCAAAGTTTCCTCGTTCTTCTTTTCTAAAGTAGATTCCTCTTCATTATTTTCTTCTTTCTCTAACATATCCAGAAGACTTTGAAAAGACAATAATCCCATTTTTGGTTTTGGCATTACTGGAGGAAGTTTTGAAACATCTTTATCAACTCCAACATCAATTCCAAATTCCTCACAATCATTTTTGAAATAGTAGACATCACCCTCATGTTGTTCCTCTTTATTTTCAAGAAGTAATTTTCTGGGAGACGCTAATATTACATCATCATTACTTACTAAACAATACTCAGTAAAACCACATCCTGGAATTTGCTTATCTATTATGAAGGGTTGATCTCCAAAGAAACTTAGGTTAAAATCTTTCCATTCCCCCATATATCTTATTCCTGGAGGTACGGGTATTACAACTTTCCCATCTTCTCTTCTTATAAAATTTCTAACATCCATAATCCTTATGAATTTAATTGTTAAGTTCGGAAATCTTCATTCTTCGATTTCCTCCTCTTACGTCCTTTCAGTCCGTAAGTCCTGATCTTCCTAGTTTATCTTTCCCAAGGGGCTAATCGCCCTTGGGATATTATCTTTTCATTCATAAGGATTTAAAAGCCTAAGGACTGTGAAATTACTATTTTTATGCTCGAAAGTATCATAAAGGCAAAGAAGATATAAAATAAGTATTACTACTAAATTTTTCTAATTATCCGACTCGATAGGCTTCACTATGATGCTCAATGTTCGGCTTCGCCTCATTGATATCTCGGACAAGCCTCGATATCAAGTTTCGCATCATTACCGTGAAGCTGACCGCATTGTTTGGTAATCAAGCATTTCTATGTAGTAGCCGTATTCGGGCGGAGCCCGGTGAGTCACGGCTAGAGAATCATGCTTGAATGGTAAACAAACATAGACATTACTATTCGCTCGACAACAAGGTCTCGCTAAATAGTATAAAAATGTTTGAATAAGAAATATAGAAATACTACAATGCGAAGCCGAGTCGAACGTAACGTAGTGAAGTTCGATCTCGCTCTTCTTAAGAGCGAGAATCCCCTGGCCGAGATTTATTAGTACCTATCATATATAAGGGATTGTGACATTTTTTCGTCATTTTTGTGGGTCATTCTTTAGATAATCTGCGTAAATGCTGCTGCTCCGACGAAAGATGCATGTGTTCCTGAGGCTGCTGGTGTTGCTGCCTTAAGTCCTGCTATAATCTGTGTACAAAGTGCTGTCATGGCGGGAAGTTGTGAGGTTGCCATGCTGGGTGTTATGATTATGGTTGGAATTACGAAAGCTGGGGTTAGTGCAAATCCCGCTGGAAATATAATTTGCCATAAAGCTGCGTTCTTATTTAGGTCCGCTGAAAATAGTGTTAATGCCTGTGAACAATCTGTAGCACCGCTTGGACTTAGTGATCCGGTCGTTTTTATTGTAGCTGTGATTAATACCATAGGATCCGGAGTATTAGGGGGACTTGGAAGAGCGGCTGTCCAAGAGTAAAAGACTTGTGCATTCAATTCGACATAATCACACAATGCCTTATAGAATTTTGTTATTGCGTCGCTAGCTTCTGTACTTCCAGAAACACTAGAAATTATTGCAGAAGCCATTCCATTAGGTGTCATTGCCATATTTTATTTTCCTTTCCTCTTTTTATATTTACTACTCAATATTTCTTTTGTCATCTTGTTAAATTCTTTTTCTGATATACTTTCTAGACAAAGAAATATATTGTCAAGAGTAGATGTCCATTCTTTATTGTGTTTTAGATGGGGAAGTAATTCTCTTAAATTGTTTAAATGAAGTTTTATACTTTCAGTCTTTGCAAAATTTAATGGAATTAATACTTTATATTGATCCCAGGTAGTTACTTCTTCATCACTACTAGAAATAATTTTCCTAATTCGTTTAAGACATAGATTTAATTTTCTGTTAAAATTTCCCTTCTTTCTATTTTCAGGAAGATTAGCAGGTCCTAGCTTATCTCCATATTTTTTCATATTATTTTCCCAGATTTGTACTAAAGTTCCTTTTTCGGACCCAAATTTTTTTATATTGGTTTGTTTTCTCTTTTCATTGGCTTCTGGTGTAAATACGTTAATAAATCCACCATGACCATATTTTTCTTCCTTAGTTTTATTTCCTTTATCATAAGCTTCTTGGGTATGACAATTGGGAAAATAATCACCATAAATTTTTTTTCTAGTCTCTAGTGATCGTCTAATAGAGTCTGGGTCTTTAACTCCCATATCATCTGCACCCCAAGAAAGATTATAACCAAAGCATTCAGGGTCTTTTGTACAGGTATGTAGTGTTTTAATCCAATAAATTTCTTTTTGATTAAGATCTTCTCTGTCTATTCCAGTATCTATAATAAATACAGAGAATGATTCGAGGCCATACTTTTTCCATGCATGATAAAGAGCTCTTGTTTCTCTCAATTCACCAGAGATATATCTATCATAGTCTCTAAAATGACCTACATATGTTTTACTAAATCTATTTTCTACTTTTACTGTTTGACCTATATAATTTTTACCATTGATTTCATTATGTATGCAGTAAATCACATTTTCCATTATAAAATCTTCTGGAAATATACTGTTATATGCATCTATAAGTTTCATTGATGCATATATTTTAACTTCTATATTATTTAGTATCATTGTTTTAAAATTTTTATTATTGTTATTTATTGATTATCAAGTTGTTGTCAAGGACCCTGTTTGTGGACATCCCGAAAATACACAATTTTTTAGACCACAGAAAGGCCCCTGCATGTCTACGGAGGCTTGACCTTTGATGGTTAATTGTCCGCCTGTTATCGTGACGTCCGGACTTGTTAGCTTTGTAGATCCGCTAATATTGATATCTCCATTGCCACTTACTTTTGCATCAAGATTACCACTAACTTTCGCACTTAGATTTCCTCCAACTTCTACTTCCGAGTTTCCATCCACTTTAATATTTGAGTTGCCGTTTATTGTTACCGTATTATTTCCCTTGATAGTTATAGTACAGTTCGAATCTCCCTCTACCGTAATATCTTTGGCAGCATGAACGGTTATATTTCCTTCTTTATCTAGTTCAATGTGTGCTAGTTTTGATGTGTCGGGAACTTCTGCATCTTTATATTCCGTCCCCTCATCAAAAACTCCAACTGTTATTTTGTCATGATCTATTTGCACCATTTTTCCATGTGCTCTAAATCCTACAAAATCGTCTTCCTTAAGTTTTTCGTAGGTGCAGTATGAGTTATAGTTTGGATCCCAGCCGCACACTACCACAAGATCTCCAACTTTAGGTTCATCTAAGTTTGTACGTGCAGGGAAAGCTAGTACATTTTCAAAGACTCCCGGAACTGCTACAACTGCTTCATGGTATAGTCGATCTTTAGTTAGCAGGCCGAGGGGATCATTTTCTACATAGGTGATTGTTCCGATGTAGAATGAAGGTTTGTTTTCTACTATCATATCATATTTTATCGCTGTGTATATTTAAGATCAAGCGCGTTTATATTTCAAGCATAATAAGTCAGAATTCGAATTCTTGGAGTTATGCTTGAGATTTTATCACACTGTGTCAATATCAAGGCGTGGTATCTCTCTACACACTACAAGAAATACGCCTTAATTTCTCACAGTGTTTCTCTATCGCGCTTGTTTCTCATCACACAGCGCTTAGAATTAGTACTCGGAATCCACATTGAAGGGTAGATCCAAGAAGTATAATACATTGATCATTCCGAGTTTGGTTCTTCACTCCACTTACCTTCATCTAATCCATATAGGTAAGAGGTCCATGAAATTCTAAATCCGTTTTCATCCATCTCTCTATTTCCATCCGCTGAGAATACAAATTCATTGGAAGTTATTAAGAAGTTTTTCCATGGCAGTGCTTTTTCTTGGAGGGCTCTACTATAGATTACCACATCTCCAAGTTTATAGTGTGGCATGTCGGGTTGTACAATTTTTAAGTTTGTATATCCCCTAAACTTCATTCGGGATTTATTATTCCAAGCATTTCCTAGTCTTTCTGCGGTATCTATTCCCATAACCCTATACTCTTTATAATTCATCATCACCTTACAATTCTTAGAGATGAATTCCGAGTAGTCTGTATTTCCAGTAGTAGATTCTTCTGTGTCCTCCCAAGCTGAGAAGGATTTAGAATTTACGTACTTATTATATCTCATGTTATAGGTCTGAGTTTGTATAGAGAGTCGATCAGTTTCCAATTCTAGGGCAGGTTCTTTATTACCCTCATGATCAAACTCTCCACACATATCTTTCAATAGTAAACCTTCCCAACCGAATGCAAAAATTGAGTTATCTTTGTAAGAATAACATAATCTTTTGCACAGTTCATAGTTAGTTTCACAATTTTGGTAGAGAACAGGATCCTCATTTCCGGAAGGTTCAATCCTAATGTCTAATTTTCCTGGATATAAAGATTCGATAGTAGACCTGATTCCTCCCTGATGATAGGTAGTAATTCGTGAGGTAAAGAATTCTAGGTCTGGGATGCAAACGAACTTAAGCTTCAGGATATTCTCGTAGTATTCTCTTTCGGTAACCCATATATCAAATTCATACGAGAGTCCATTTTCCTTTTCATCAATGATAGATATAGTTCCTGTGTTTTGGTCCGTAATCATTTTTTCTATGTCAGGATCAGCCACAAGAACCATATCCATCACTCCGTTAGGTATTTCTCCCCCTAGTTGTTCTATAATTTGAAGTCTAGTTATTCTACAGTTAAGATCAGTCCAAGGTTTGAATTCTACGGAGATTTTGCTACTGTTTGTTATTTTCCCCATATTATTTTAGATTGATCTTAAGAGGGAATCGATTCTATCTTTAGGAATTAATTCTAAGGTTGTTCCCCTAGTAAAGTTTGTCAAAGTTGTCCCTGTCTGAATCATTAATAATCCCTCATAACTGGTTGAACCATAATAATCCTTTGCTATCAGATCTGGTCTATACTCTGAGGCTTTAATTTCGTAGGTTTCTCTTGGTAAGGCTGGATTTCTTAGCAGTTCAATCAGTTTAGAATTATAGACATCACACCCCGAAATGTAGTTAACAATATTTTCCATATCGGAGGTAACTTTATTTGCTCTAGTGTACATATGAATAATGTGAGGCTGGTTTTAATAGGTTAGTCTTCATCTGTGTTTCTACCTGTTTAAGGGTATTTATAGATGATCTGCCAAAAACAAATCTTCGTAAGAATTTATCAGAGTATTTAGTGGCGGGCTTAAGTTGAATAGTAACATCACAGTATAGAGGGCTAAGAAGTTCCCCTCCGGTTGGATTCTTAGTCAGTTGTTTTGAGAAGTTAAAGTTAGCATTTTCAACTACCAGATTAGTGATAGCATAGTAGGCACCAAATCTAAGCATTAAGGTACCATTTTGAACTGTATCAACATCTCTAAAATATGATTCAAATCCCCCTGGAGGTTTTTGCCATCCTATTATACTATCAATTTTAAGCAAATCATCTTTAGAAACGTCTTCTGATTCTTCTATTCCTGATGATCCACTCACATATCTTCCAATACAATATGGAAGAATATCTTGTACTTGTTTATCTACTGTTATATATTTTCCATGAGAATCGTAGGTAGGGAATATGGTAAATTTCATAACAAGATTTCCAAAACTTGTGCCTGACCCTGAATAATACGAGAATCTAGTTCCCTGTACTACCAAAGATCTGTTTAGGTAATCTGTAATATTTATTTTACCACCCTTCAACATCTGATCCGCTCCAACCATTAACTTTGCCATAGTCCTAGAGAGAAAAGATTCATTGATTTCATCTTTTGTAGTCTTCTTTTCTTTCTTCCATTGTTCAGCAGCATTATTAATCATTCCCGTTATAGCTCCTGCATATGGGGCTAGTGGTTTTATAGACTCCCACATTTGTCCGAGCATATCATTCCCAAAAGCAGACCATGAATTTGCTACTGATACGTTAAAATCTTCGGACAGAATAGCGCTGCAGATAGGAGTAGCTCTATATTTTGGTTCATCAGGATCAGCATCAGACGCATCAAAATCATCCCATTTATTACCATTCTCCTTTAGAATTTTATTTGGGTGTAGGGTAGCACAAGTAAGTCGATTCTCTAACTGCAAGTCATAGTACCACCCAGAAATATTAGCTGAAATCATATGTTTATTATTAATTAGGATATTCCAGAAGTAGAGTCACTAGAACCCATTAGACTAGGAGTATAAGCTACCGAATTTGCCTGCTGAGTACTTAAAGATCCAGCCAGATTTTTGAAAGCCGTAACATTAGCCATTGTCCCTTGAGTTGTTGCCTCTACGTTCTTTGATAAGATATAACCATTAGATGAATTAATATTTAGGTTTTCTGCTAGTAACTCTTTTATTTCATCGACTCCGTCCCTAATAGTGGTGATTTTATCTTCTTTCCTTTCAAATTTTTTAGGATCAAAGAAACTCATAATAGATGGCTGATCTTCGGATAATTCTATGCTCTCCGGACTAATCGTAGTTGTAGCTAGGGTTTCTGCTTCTCCCAGATTAGGATTTACTCCAGATAGAACATCCTGTATTCTTTTTTCAGCATCACTCTCTATTATCCTTTCTATCTTAGCTACTTGTTCTTCTGAAAGTTGATTCCTATAATTTTCATCCTCTGTGTACATAGGAATTAGAGATCTGTATGTTGCTTCTTCCAGTTTTGTCATTCCAAGATCTCCTTTTGGCCCATTCTTTATATATTGACTCAGGATTTTTTGCTCTGGTTTGTTCAATTCAGGCTCTTTCACTACATCAACGTCTAGGTTTTGTGGCATTGAACCCGTCATGTCAAACACTCGTCCCTTCCAATCAGTGAAGCTAAGACCCTCTGGAAGCCCTTCAGGTAGTTTTCCTAGTTTCTCATGTTCTTTATAGGTCTCATAATCTGTAAAGTCCTTCGTGATTGGGCCTCTATAGTAATCACCGTCAGAGAAAACTTTACTTACGGCATCTTTTATAGTACCTCCCACAAAGTCAGAAGCACTACCAAAGTTCGAGAAGAAATTAGTTATTTGATCTTTGAAAATTTCTAAGAAAGATCTACTTTGCTGTTCCTCTGGTTCAGCTTCTGGTTGAGCTTGTGTTGATACCCCACTCTGTTGATAGTATGAATTTCTCTGTTCATCTGTGATAGGAGTTGTTGGGGTTTGATTCCCCGTGTACCTATAAAGAATAGCACTTCTGTCGCCCATTCTTCCTCGACTGTAGACAAAAGTATTCCCTGTATGAGATGCATCTCTTGCTTGAATGGTATCAGAGACCCAATGTTGACCATCCCACATCTGAGCATGCGAAGAGTTTTCACCAGATGATTTAGTTCCAAACTGAACCATAATATCTCCGGGGAGTGGAGTACCAAATTCATTAGCGTTAGCAGACTCCCTGGTACCGTGCCAAACCTCTTCAAATCCGACTCTTCCTATATTGGTTGCTGTTGCAGTAGTATAATCACTATTCCACCAGTTTCCATTTAATTCTGGACCACCCACTCTTCTATAAAAAGTAGCGACACCATAAGTACATTTGCCATCATAATCATTAGTTCCTAGAGTTCTGGTTGTTCCTTTATAGTCATAAGTTCCAGCTTGAGTTTGCATTGAAGCAGCTATAGCAAGGTCACTAGGAACTGGACCCGTAGGTGTAGAGGTTACCTGAGGTGTTGTTGCCGGTGTTTGTGAACTCGTTAAGGTTGGTCTTTCTGATGCTGAATGGCCCAGAATTGATTTAACTTGGGATAATCGACCAAGATTAGCTGTTATATATTCATCTCCCTCTTCTGCATACATTTGTCCATAGAGTCTTGGATCATTATTCGGGGCTGGGTTATGTTGCAATTGATTAAAATATTCAGACGGGCCCTTGGAAAAGGCATTCCATTTCTTGTTTAATATGTTTATAAAATATTCTGCCCAATCATCTACGCTATTAAATCTTTTCCACCAATACCTACTTCCATTAATATGATAACTTTCACTTGGACTATGGTTATTAGTTGTTATGCCACTGTAGTTATTAATAGTTGGGTCCTTAGCTTTATGTTGATTTCCCCAATCTGATTCAAGAGAGCTTTGGGCGGTTAGAATATCTGCATATTCTTCAACCTCATTTCTAGGTACAAACCTATTTCCTGAAGGGGATTCTGTTTGTGGATCATAGCTTTTAGCTAAAAGTTTCTCTTTTAGGAGGGGTCTCATCCTATTTACATAATCCCTATGAGATTGATTAGTGCTAGCCGTGCTTCTTCCTCTGGTGGCTGCAGTCCCTGTTGTAGTGGATACTCCGCCTCCTCCAAAAGCCTGAGCTGCTCTAGAATTTTTTAAATATTCAGTTTCTTCTCTATCATTTTTTCTTTCTTGGACACCAAGATTATGTAATTGAATTAATCTGTTTTTAGCTTCTATACTATTTTGGGATATTCCTAACTCAGTGCCAGTAATAGCCTGGCCAATTAGTTTATCAGATAAAAATTGGCTCGCCGTAGACTGTCCTCTGAGATCTTTTTTACTTGATGTTAGATTATAGTAAGTATTCTCTAATGCCTTTATAAATTCAATATTAGTCGGATCTATTCCTACAAATTTATTAACATCGCCATTAGCTAGATAGTTTACTAATTCTTGAATACCGTCTACTGTTATCTCTGGAAAATATACAGTTTCTCCTCCTTCTGGAGCTTCGCCGGGAGCAGCATCTAGCTCATAATCGTTTGAAGTCCAGTTTTTTATAGTAGATCCAATTCCCTCTAGTAGAGCTGTGCCAAAAGGACTGTTTGCAAATTCTCCAATAAGGTATCCTAAGGTACCTCCGATAACAACTCCTGGAAGGCCACCGACCGCTCCAATGGCAGCACCAGTAGTCGCTCCAATAGCTTCTTTTGCGTATGGGAATGGCCCTTCAGTAATACCGGCTATTCCTGCGGTACTAAGAAGATATTTGTTGATATAGGCTGTCTCTGCTTTTCCAAATGGGTCTTCTTTATCTACGGGCTTTGCAATTATATGATAAGGGACTTTTCTCTTTATTTTTCCTTCATTCTCTAGTTTCTTTACTACATCATCAGGAAACATATCGATAAACTCTCCATTGACAGGAATTCCTTGTCCTTCTTTTTCCCAATTTTTTCTTGCTGCTGCATTATGTAGTCGTGTAAGGTCTACAGCAAGGCCCGCAGAGTCAAATTTTTCATATCCTTTTATTGCAGAGCTAAAATTTGATGATATTTGTAAACCTTGAGCAAAAGTAGATGAAGTACTGCCTGTCAATTCACCAGATTTTACTATATCTCTTTGAGACAAGCCATAACGACCTCTTTTTCCGTCTTCTCCTACGAATAATGATTTTATTCCTTTATCAACTTTTTCTATTCCTATACCTTCATATCCTTTATCTAACAATGATCTAACTTGTGCTGAAGATGGATTTCCCTTTAAGGCGTATACATGTCCACTAGGGTCTTTCCAGAGAAATCGTTTTTCAGTTTCAGTCGCCGCTTCTGTTCTACTCTCAAGCGAATCTACCATTCCTTTTGACGCCTTCTCAAAAAACTGTTCATGTATAGTTCTTTCAGCACCTTTAGATCCCTTTAATATTACGCTAAATAGATCCCCAAGATATTGTCCAACTTTTCCGATTGTTCCTACAACATCTTCAACATCAAGTTTTGGAAATTTCAGGAGTTTTATGGCTTCAGCTCTTTCTTCCATAGCATGTTTAAGCCATAGTTTTACGTATCCAAGAAGGCTTTCATCACCAGAAAAAAGGAGTTTCTTAAAGGACTCAAACAGCCCCTCTCCAGGTTTTCCTCCGAAGAATTCCCGGATCATCTTATGGAATCCAGACTCTCCACTTCCCGCAGCTTTCCCTATTCCAAAGAAACCGGTGACTTTAGAGAAATATTCCTTGATTGTACCCAAGAAATCTCCTCTAAACCATTTTTCAATTTTTGATACTCTTGAAAGTATTTTTGTCCAGTTACTAGTAATATATCCGAAGCCAAAGAGCAGGAATAGAGTTTTAAGTTGTGACATCCAGGTAGAACCAATTTTACGAGGGTCCATTCTGCTACCAATAGTCTTTCCAATATCCTCTAGTTTTTTCATCATTCGGTTAGCGGATTTGGTTAGGCTTGTTTCTCTATTCCTATATTCTCTATCTCTTCTAGCACCTTCTTCCTTTTGTCGATTAAGGGTAGAGGAGATCCATGCTTTAAATTTTCCAGTACTTCCTCCTTGTCCTGACCCTTCTTTAAATTGTAGTGGTCTTCCTTGTAATGGTCCTCCAACATTAGGTGGTACCTTTACGTCATTTGTAGTATTGGAAGTTACGTTATTATTAATTACTATATTTTGTTTTGTGACCTGCTGAGTATGGGATTGGGTCCTACTGAATTTAGGTTGCCCAACTCCATATTTACTCAGTACAGTTTGTGTGGCAGGATTTAGCATAACTCCTCCCCCGGCTTGAGCTGCTTGTTCTGCTTCTGCTGCACTAATAGCTCCTATCTCGGCTGCTTGTGCTAGAGTTTGGGTGTTATTGAAATCAGCCTTAGATTCTGCTCGTGCCACTGCCAAATTTTGTTGTTGTTCGGCTTGGATTGCTAATAGCTGTTGTTGTGATTCTTGATAGGCGGAATGTTCTTTTCCGTTTTCTATTCTTCCGGTTGACAGCTTTTTTGTTCTCTCATCCAAAGCTTTTTTCTGATCCGTTGCCATAGTGTTTAATTTCTATTAAGTCCTACGTTTCTTAAGAATTGAAGTGCTCTTTCTTCGACCGTTGAGTTTCTAGCAGTAGTATATACATTTTTCTCATCTTCATTTTCAGGTTCTTTAGTGAGAGTATGTATATTAGTTCCTTTGATTTTCTTTCCTTTCTTACCACCGAAGGTAAACATTGGAAAGTCAGGATCAACGCCCTCAGTTTCTTCCATAATCTGTTCATATTCTTTCTTCAGTGCCATTAGTTCAGAGAAGGTGTAGTACTCTATATTATCAACCTTAAGAAACTTATTTAAATACAATTTTAGACCCATCAAACTTGCTGTTGATAGCAATTGATTGAAAGAAGTCGACAACAAGCGAATTAACACTCATTGCCATTCCCCTCCTTTCTTTATCACATTTTGGGCATATTGTTTTTATCGGTTCCACTCTATCAAAATAAAGTTCCTGGAGTGCTAATAGAAGTGTTATATCGTCCAGTGTAGCTCCCATTACGCTTTTTTCTATTTGTTGGCTCTTAGTATCGAAGTCCTCAAATAGTGCTAGAGTTTTCATCATTTTTAGATCATTAACTCGACTATATCTTTTAAATACGTCGAATACTTTAAGTAGATTTTGAACTGTTGGGACTCGGATATCATATTTTTCTTTACCGAGTAGAATTTGTGCTCCGTTCATGATTTTCTCATCAATAGCTTCAAATTTTATATCCTTTTCAAAATCCACCTCTCGTTTTATTACAGTTCCACAACTAGGGCACTGTACGCTTACTGTCAGGGTTGTATTTCCAGATACTGATATAAGTTTTTTGTAATATATGAGGAAATCTAGATCCATTATATAGCAATTAAGAACATTAGGATCTTCATCTATCAACATTCTAATATCATAGAAGTATCTTTCAATCTGGCTTAAATTCTTTGTATCCTCCGTATATCTTGTCATCTGGAGGAATGTCATAGGATTAAGCTTTATGCTAGGGAATTTATATCCTATTCCCGAACTTGGTAGGTAGGAGCTAATTATTTCCATATTTTCTCATTCTCTATTATTGAAAGGAGTGGCAGGTTTTATTTTCCCCACCTCTCCTTTCCTCAGGTTTTATATTACAGGTTTAAGAATTCGCGTTCCATGTGCTCGAATGCCATAGAAAGCTGAATATCACTACGATCGGTTCCATCTGCATCTGCTCCATTTTCGTCAAGAGGAGCATCCATGATAACGCAGTTGTAGAAGATGATATGACGAACATCAATACGGCTTGAGTTGGTAATAAACATCTCACAATCTGCCACCACATCCTCTTTACGGAACGAATACTTGGTGTCACGATCTGCAATCTTCTGTTTCCAGTCATCAACAAAATAGGAAATAGCTTGGTCTTCCTTATCGACGAAGGACAGAGTTAGCTGACCATTTGTAGACTGGCCTGTTTGCTGTCTAATCACATAATTACCACGCATTCTCTTTTCGAATCCATTCACTCCGGTATCCATGCTAAGATTAACACTGTTGAGACGCTTGTGAATGAGATCGTCGCCGGGGTAATAAACAATCTTTGGGGGATTTATAAAGTCGAACTGCCACATATCACCACGCAGAAACTCTTTATTATCATCCCAATAAGACTCATGATAATCAATAAACTTCATGTGGAGCTCAGAACCACGGACGAGCTCTCTAACTGATTGTGCCATAAATATTATTATAATTTACTGTTATATCCAGGTTAACATTGTTTTTCACCTGATCATTCATAACGGTCTCTACTTCGATTTTTAGAGACTGTCCATTACTGGTAGGCTCAAACTCTGTTATTCCTATTGTCTTAGCTATCGAGAATCCATCTGCAATAGAGGTAATTATATCTGTTATTTTTGATCTAACTGCTCCAAGCATTTGTTGTCCCAATATGCTACCACTATTCTTTTGTATTTCTCTAAAGACTTTTCCAACTATGAATCTAGTCCATCCTGTAGTTGTGTATGATTTTCCATCCTGATAGTTTTTATAGAAATAGGCTTGGTTGTCACATACTAGGAAGTTTGATTTATAGTTTCCAAGAATTTTTTCAATACTATAATCTATGAAAGCATCTTGAGTCGGAGTTTTATAAAGTATGTCTCCGATCATAATATAGAAGTCATTCAATAATACTCCTCTAAGGTAGGCATAATAACCGGGCCTTTCCTCATATTTATAGGACATCTTTTTAAAGAAGTATACTAATCTATTTTCTTCATCATTTGTCATATTAAAGACAAAATCTCCACCATTTCCAACTACCTCAAGAAAGAATGGATCGGTTACCGTAGTTCCATTCCAATCATAGTATATATTTTTGACCTTATAGTAAGTTCCTGGTTCTAAGACGGTGGGTAATTTGTTTACTACTTTTATATGGAAAAGTTCGTCAGAAGATTTGTTTTCGATTAGGAATTGACACTCTACTTCTTTTGAAAAATCTAAGAATAGCTGATATGGGTTATCACTTATAATATCTGATGTATATTTATATTTATCAGGTATTAAAAAATAGTCTGGATAAACAGGATCATTGTATTCGGTAGAGAGCATTTTTGTTAGAGAATATTTGTACATCTCTGGTGTTGTTACTTCTTTTATTGCTCCTCTCAGATAAAAAGTTCCTGTTCTAAGTGTATCCCCATAAAAATTACATCGTATAAGTTTTGACTGTTTTGTTATTAGGCTATCTAGTTTTTCTTCCCCTGGTTCTGGCTTTAGCGTTCCCTCATAGACCTCAGAATATGTGTATCTTGAGATTATTACTCTATACTCTTCATTAATTTTTTCAATGTAGAGTTTTATTAGATCATCTTCAAATTCTGAGCTTCTTCCAATGGTTTTACTTATTACCTCTATTCCAGGAGTTATGTATCTAGACAAAACAGACTCTGTGATTTTTGTTTCTGGAATTAGTTTTATGTTTTCTGATTTATAAAAATTTGTTACAGGAAGAATTGTTTTTGAATAAAAGTAATTATCTATTACTGTATATCCAAGTTCTGAAGTAAGTTTTTGCTTGAATTCTGTTAGATCCGCAAAAGGAATTTTCTTATCACTCCCTGAAAACATATTCAAGATGTCGGGAGGAATATTATCAAGAGTGTTTACATAGAATAGTTTCCATAATTCCATATTAATGCCATGTTCAGAGTCTGGTATAACAAAATAATCACCAGAGTTAAAAACTGTACCTTCTATGCTAAACATTAAGGTTTGATATCCTGTAGCAACTTTCTCAGGATCTATCTCTCGAATATACTCCGTTTTTATGTCTTCTAAAGAATCTGCAAAGCTACTGGTTTCAAATTCCCCTGTTTCATTATTATAATCAAGGTAGGTATACTTTAGTTGATCCTCCGGGGAAGAAATAACGATTGTATCCCTATTATTTTCTGATTTACTAGTTAAGTTCAGATTTTGTGGGAGTAAACTTGTATTTAGTATCTCTCCGTCTTTATAAATCCACAGGTCTTCTGAGTTATAAACATGAAACTTAATTTTCCTTTCAAATATTCTTGAGATTTGATTGATAGGGGATAGAAGTTCTTTTCTTACGATTTCTTTCGTGCAATAAGTTCTTCTCATTACATTCTCTGTAACAACAAGTCCCCTACCAAGTATTGGAATAAATCCAACATCTTTTATTTCAGTACCATTATTATACCCAAATTTATATTTAAGTGGAGACCTCAAGACAGTTTCTACCCACTCCAATTCTACATCTCTTAGCCAGACATTGTCATCTACTATATACTCGCTTAGAACATCATCGTTTGTTGTTTTTTCTGATACTGGTTTATATAAGTAGAGAACTATCCCCATATTAATTAGTTCTTGCATGTAGGAATAGTCTTCAAAGTCTTTTCCAAACCAAATATCAAGCTCTTCAGTAGTTCTAACAAGGATTGGTTTTTCATAGGACATTCCAGAATCTAATATTTCCCCTATGATTACCCAGTCGTTTGTTTCTTGATAGTATTGTAGATTTATTGACCTTAGTTTTATATAGTTACTCATAATAGACCTACGCTAGAATTTATAGAACCTGTAACTCTTTTTTGGGCTTCTAGAAGTGCTTGTTTTGTTAAGTTTATCGCTATTTCTTTTCCTATCGATGCATCTTTTATTATATCAAAATCTGTACTTTGAGGATTTTCTCCAACAATTGAGAAAGAAACTGTTAGGTCCGTTCCTCCAGAGTCAACCTCTCCAATATAATCCTCCGAGTAATCTTTTAAGACACACAACAAATTAAATTTATTTATAAGATTTAACTGTGGATTTAATATATAAATTTTTATATTAAATGTTACATTTTTGTAAGAGGCTACGCAGAAATTTGATTTATCTATTCTTGTTATATCAGCATCACTTTTGGGAGTTGTAGCATAGTGAGAGGCTTCCCATGCTGTTGAATTATAGACTGCAACCTCAGCACATCTTTCAAAATATCTTTTCCAGGATTTCCAAGCATCATCAACAAAAGTAAGTCTAAGTTCATTAGTAAAATCTATTCCTGTCGGATAAGCTATTTCTCCTTCATATAGAGGAAGAGATTTTGTCGTTAATTTAGACTTTTGTAGTTCGAAGGAATTTATAGGAGCCCAATATCCATAACTGGTAGAAACATCATGAATTTTTTTATTAATATAATTAATTTCTTTTATAGAGGGAAGATAGGACCAACCACCATTACTACAGGTTCCCGCTGTTAAACAAAAAGGTTCAAGTGTTATCTCCCAATACATATTAGTATCTAGTGAAAATGTGTTGTATGAGCCCTTCGTATCAGTCATGAATTTTCCAGGGGTAGTTATATACGGACTAGATTTTAAGAGAGCCTTTAATTCTGTCAAACTTGCTACTGGTACTTTCCCCACTATAGGACATAATTCTTCAAGAGTTGCTTTAAAACTTTTAGAGCTCCAATATCTACTGAGAAATGTATTGCCTACTGTATCACCGATTGGATCTCTTGAATCAAGATTAGTTCTATTATTTGCTGCTTGATATAAGGTGTCTCCATAACCTCCAGGAATTGCCATACCATCTGCATGAAAAGGTTTGTTTATAGGATTATTATGCTCTGATTTTCCTGTAATTAAACCTTTCATATTTTCTTCTGTTGTTTTTGATGCCTTCTCGATCTCAGTTCCAACGTTATTTCCATTATCATTTCCTGGTAGTCTGGGTAAATTCTCTCTTTTATAATCCACCAACTTTACTATCATTTCATCTAGTGCATCCCTTCTATTAGATCCTGTTAACCTAGATCCGACAGATTCTTCCGCCCGTGCCCAAGTAGTTCCTGAAGATGTATCTACGGGAACACGATAAAACCCAGATTTAAGATTCTCTATTGTATTATTATTAGAGAGTGGTTTTGGATCGCTCTTTTTTACTTGGTTATTTTGGGATTCAGTAAAATAATCAACCTCGAGAATGGCATTCATGGCATCTCTAAACTCAATTATTCTTTTAGGGGATACATGTTCTGCACTTAGGTAAGATGACATTAGGCCTTCAACTTTTTGTATCCATCCATTCATTTCCCCACTATTCTTTTCCCCTTCTCTTGCTAGCTTCATTGCAAATTCATAGAGTTCATTATCAGAGAGTCCAGAGGTATACGCTTTAATAGAATCTATGTCATTCCAGTCAGGATTAAAACCTTTACTTTCTGGTATATCCTCTCCTAGTTGATAGAGTTTGGAATTATCTAGGGAAGTAGTGTATTGATCTAGAGTTTCAACTTCGGAAATATCGGGAGATTTACCTTTATCTTCAAGAATATTTATTAGTTTATTCTCTAGGTCTTCATTCTTCTCACTTTGATTTTCTGGAAGAGATAAGAGAAAATCATATAACTCTTCTGGCTCTCCATTTTTGTTTTCTGGAATATCCTCTCCAAGTTGATAAGGTTCAGGATTATCTAGGGCAGAGGTGTATTGATTTAGAGTTTCAGCTTCAGAGATATCGGGAGATTTACCAAGATTTTCAGACAGCCCTATTAATTTATCAGATAATGATTCGACTTCTTCTTTCTCATCTTCAGGAATGCTCTCTCCTTGACTATAAGCTTTTGAGTTATCTAGTAGATCTGTATATTGACTCAAGGTTTCAACTTCAGAAATATTAGGGGCTTCGCTTAAGTTTTCAGATAATTCGACCTTATCATCCTCCAATTCAATCTCTCTTTCATCAATCAAACTAAGAATTTTATCGGACAGCGAAGTTTCTCTTTCATCCTCTAGGTCTATTCTCTTATCTCCCAACTCTACGTCCCTTTCATCGGTAAGGTTGAGTCGAGTATCCTCAAGTTCATTTTCCCTATCATCTGTCAGGTCAAGTCTTTTATCTTCTAGTTCATTCTCTCTTTCATCTGTCAGGTCGAGTCGAGTATCTTCAAGCTTATTCTCCCTATCATCAGTAAGGTCAAGTCTTTTATCTTCTAGTTCATTCTCTCTATCATCTGTCAGGTCAAGTCGTTTATCTTCAAGTTTATTTTCTCGGTCATCTGTCAGGTCAAGTCGTTTATCTTCAAGCTTATTCTCCCTATCATCTGTCAGGTCAAGTCGCTTATCCTCTAACCCTATATTCCTAGTATCTATTAGATTTAGAATTTTATCTGATAGAGAAACCTTACGATCATCAATAAGATCAAGTCGAGTATCTTCAAGTTCTATTTGTTCATCTTCAGAGAGACTAGGATTTTTATTCCCACTGATATCTATTCTTTTATCTTCAAGCTCATTCTTCCTATTATCGATCAGGTCAAGCCGTTTATTTCCTAACTCTACGTTCCTCTCATCAGTAAGGTCAAGTCTTTTATCTTCTAGTTCATTCTCTCTTTCATCTGTCAGGTCGAGTCGAGTATCTTCAAGCTTATTCTCCCTATCATCTACCAAATCGAGTCTTTTATCTTCGAGTCCTGTTACATCTTTCAGCTCACCTAGAATCTTTATGGTTCGGTTACTTAAGGATGATGGGTTTGAATCCTCTGCACCCTCTAGTTCGATTGTCTTTTCCTCAAGCTTTCCGTTCCAATCATCATTTTTCAGATCTACCCTTTTATTGCTTAGGTCGATAGAAGGGTCACCATTTTTTAGTTCAACTCGTTTATCCTCTAATTCTCCATTCCAATCATCGTAAATATCAAGTCTTTTTTCTCCCAGCTCAACGGATGGATGATTGCCAATTTTTAAGTCGACTTTTTTATTATCAAGTTCTCTCTCACGCTCATCGGTAAGGTCAAGTCGTTTCTCTTCTAATCTATTCTCTGGTTGATCTCCCTTAATGTCGAGTCGTTTTTCCCCTAGTCTGTTTTCCTTTTCGTTCGTTATCTGTAGTTTTGTATCAGGGAGGGATATTTCTTTGTCATCCTCTATTTCTATCTTTTTATCCCCCAATTCTACTTCCGGATTTTCTCCCCCAGTCTTAATCTTTTTTGTTGGGAGTTCTGGTGTTTCGGAGGGAGTTATGCTTAGAATTTTATCAGAGAGGGAAGGATCTGGAGAGTCTTGGATATCTACTCTTTTATTGCCTAACTCAGTATCTCTTTCATCTGTTAGCCGAATTTTTGTGTTAGAGAGAGTAGGAGTTTGTTCATCCTTAAGGTCAACTTTTTTTTCTCCTAACCTGACTTCTGTTTCCGCGCTTAATTCGACACGTTTATTTTCAAGGCTCCCTATTCTTGCGTCCTGAATATCTAAGCGCTTTTCCCCAAGTTCTACTTCTTTTTGATCCTCTAGATTTATTCGTTTAGTTTCCAGTCTTTCTTTTCCTTCAATATCCCCTAACTCAACTTTTTTATCCCCCAACTTTATATCATGTTCTGTACCCTCAAGATTAATGCGCTTTTTCTCTAAGGACGCATTAATCATAGCCTTAAGTTCTAAACGTGTATTATCAAGCGCGATTAATCTAGAGTCAGCAATATCAAGTCTTTTTTCGCTTAATCCAGTTTCTTTTTGTGCCTTTTTGATTTTTTGGATTATATTTTCAAGCTGGATTTTTTCTTCTTTTCCTGGTCTCTCTACCTTTTTATTCCCCAACTCAACTTCTTTCCGGTTAGTAAGGTTAAGTTTAGTATTTTCAAGTTCTATCTCCTTATTAGATCCCGGAACCTCCAAAATTTTCTCTTTCAGGTTTATTTTTTCTCCTTGATTTTCTGGAGCCTTAACCTGTTTCTCCCCAAGTTCTCCAATCTCGGGTATTCTTCCAGTGCTAAAACCCGAAACACCAACTACCTGATCTTCTAGTCTTGTACTCTCGTCGTATGCTTCCTTGATTGATTTGAGATACTTAGAGAGTTGTTTGATTTCCTCGGGTCTAGTAAGTTTTTCTGAACCTGGCAACTTATTACTTCTATTTAATCTCTCGTCCATATCTCTTATTCATCTAAAGTTTCGATTATGCTTGAGAGGGTGTAGACGAATAAGGTAGTTGCATCCTCTGAAAATCCCTGCTTCATTGATATCTTAAACCTATATGTTCTTTTATTTCTGGTGTACTGTAATTCGTCTCCCACCATTAAAGATCCATCTGGGCTATAAGATTCAATAGTGTCTCGGTTTCGATTCCACACGTCTCTCAAGTCATTCATGTTAATAATCAATCTTGTAGTAAATTGATCATAGTCGTTTTCGAGGGTTGAATCAGAAGAAAATGAGCCTCCAAAAACGTTTTTCCACTTTGAGTTATCCTTAGGTCGGAGTACTACAAAATCTGTCCCAAGTAACTTCATCTGCAGAGCCATATTCTTCATTCCGATCGAGTAAAGTTTATTAGCCTTCTCCAACATTTTAGAGGCCATATCTTCTGCGTTATTCATCTCTTATTTCTCTATTAAAATAATAAATTCACAGACCTCGATGATATACTTAATCAACTTGAAGTATTGATTTTCATTCAACTTCGTAGATAAAGTCATAACAAAAAGATCTCTGTCCTGCTTAGTCTTTGTCCTAATAAAACTTCCAAAATTATTTCGAATGTAGTTATCGATATCGTATTGGTCGTATTCGTAGTCCAAAGGCAGATAAATTTTAAGATCCCCAAGGTCAGTAGTAATAGAAACAACATCCCCCGGTATTCTTGTGGAGGTATCATAGTCTTGAATTCCCTCCTTATCAAGCTTTCCTATTATTCTTTCTAGCATAGGTGTTCTAGAATAAGTTTTTGTTCTGAGTATTATCATCTTATTCGAAAATGTTAAACGTTATTTTTGTTTGCATCAACTTTTTCAAGATGAACTCAAACTCTTTTCTGCTGTCAATCGTATAGGTGTAGATAATGACTTTTCCAGTATCACACTTAGTCAGATTTCCTCGGAGAGTTTTATCTATTGAACTTTCCGAATCTGACCCTTTGATGACAGTTATTATGAATCTTCCCTGAGCTATACTGAAATTATTGTCTGCTTTCTTATCACCAATCGTATAGTTGAATCCTTCTATGTAATGTAACTTTTTTAAAGTATCCTCAAGGTAAGAATTTCCAAAGTTTTCACGAGCAGAAGGAGCACCAGATTTTATTAGTTCATCATTTGTTAGTTTCTTTAAGGAATTTTTCAGAATACCCATAAGAATACCAGAGATGCTTTTACCCCAAGTTACAGGAAGACCATTCATCGGGAGAGAAACTGACTTGGATAAAATCTTTGCAAACTCATACTTACTAATTTCTTTAACACTAAAAGACTTTTCCTCTTCCTCCTCTTCTTCTTCACTTTCTTCTAGACGTGCTGATACAAAAGCTTTATTGTCTAGCAGATTGATTTTTGTCTCGAGTGAATCTGAAAGTTCCATAATGAAGGACGAGATAGCTTGATAATTGGTAAAAACGATAGAAACTGCATAAGAATTGAGTCTCTGGTTTATTAGGCTAGAAGAATATTCCATCCCAAAGAACTTTTTACAGTAATAATCTAAGACTTTGTTGACCTTGTCTAGATCTTCCTGAGTCAAGCCATAGGTATACATAGTGACTTGATTATCAGATACCGCAAAATTGAGTTTATAAGAGGCTACATTTCTATCATTGAAGCTAAATTTCTCGTCTATACTTGCACGCTTATCTACAGAATCCCCAACAGTAATTCCGGAGGCTCTATAAATACCAAATTGACGGCGTATATTCTTATCAACTTCTCTATATTTCACAGAGGTCATCGGATTGTGGAGATAATTTACAAACATTTTAAATAAGACACTTCCTAAGAAACCCCACTTTCCACCAGTGATTGCCCCTTTAAATGTTTTATCGTTTGCTATTTTTCCTATAATTCCTCCGACTATTGCGCCACCAACTGTTCCTTTGCCAATAACTTCGATAGCACCAGGAACCTTATCCATATCTTTAGGTCCTGTATAATGACCTTCTTGGATAGTAAAATTTTTCTGTCTAAAAATAATCATAACATTATAAAGGAATCATTTGGCCAAATCGAGATGCCATAATAGGAAGACTATCACTAGATCTCAGTGTCTTACTTGCACCAGACCTAGACCAAGCATTACTCATTCTCTGAGTTCCTCTCTTATAAGCACCGAGTTTCTTAGCAGCACCCTCAACAGCAAAAGACGGAGTACCTACAGGAACCGTTGCAAAGACTGGATTAATAGTAGGAAGAACAAAACTAGCGGCATTTCCTGTAGCAGCAATTGGATTTTCTGCAGTGTATTTAACTCCCTTATCAATTACCTGTCCCGGAGTATAATAAACTTCATTAGCAATTTTCTTAGCTTTCTCTTGTGCTCCCCTAATATCCTTAACTGCCTCTCTCTTTATTTGCATTGATGTTTTTGCAACTTTAGGACGGAACCCTACTTTCATATGTTCTGGAGTTGGTTTTCCGGTGACTACTTCTTTAACATAGTTCCCAGCCTTAAGTCCAGCATTTTCAATAGGAGTCATAACCTTACTTACAGCAACACCCGCCTTATCCTTAATACCCTTTAAGCCAGCAACAAGTTTAGTGGCCTTAGAATATTCTTTTTGTCTAAGTATAATCATAATAAAATCAATATAAAAGTTCTCCGTACCAACCAGACTGGAGGATATAGTTATCACACCTAGCCCTTAATTCTTGATAACTGGAGTCTACATTAGCTAAAACATCAACGCTCATAGAAGGAAGTGAGACAGATGCTTTTTGTTGTCTGATATAATCTAAGAGGTGACACATACAAAGATCCATAAAGAAGTTACCCCTAGCTCCTTCTTCAACATTCATCCAATATATGGCAGCTTTCTTGCTCCTAGAATTAAATGTCTTATCTTTCTTGAAATCTGGAATGATTGGGCGAGAACAAATACCACGAAGATAGAATTGACTAAAAGATGGCATATCCGCAATGAACAAATAGGGACGCTTATAGTCGGAAAACCATTCATAGGCTCCCGGAACTGGATAACTACTAATTCCTGCACTATTTCCACTAGCGATTCTCCACTGGGGTAATGAATTCGGAACAAGTACTATCTGATCTTCTGAAATAATACAATCTAAGTATAATGTGAAGTTAGATTTTATTTCGGCATAACCCGGCATTCCATAGCATGTTCCCATTTGTTCCGTATTCAATTTCATCTCAAGAATCAATGGACAAGTAATTTCGAACTCTCTTAATGCTTCCTTTATAATTTCAAGTAAGACCTCATCAGAAGATAAGTTATCATTCAGCCCTAAAAGCTCATCAAGAGAGTTCAGAGCAATGAGAGATGAGCGAATGAATAACTTTTTCTTTAGGTCTGCTAATAATACTTTATCCATAACTGAAAATTAGAGGAGAGCACTAAGCCTTAGAGAGCAAATAATACCCCGCTTGCTAGTTACTCTCCTCAAATTACTTTCGTAATATCTTAATTATGCGTATGTTCCACTACCCCATGCATCATAGCCTGGGTTATCAATTTCCATACCAGTGTCGAAGTACGAATCCCAGATGTCTACGTACTTGAGGCTTCTAAAGAATCGAACATTAATCACAATATGAACTTTATTTTGTCTTGCGAGCTCTGCATCATATGGACAGAAAATTCGATATCCATTAACAGTGTAACCCATGGGAAGAATCACGGTCTTAAAGAAGTAATCAATTGTGCCCTTCATTTCATCACAAGTTACCTGACTGATCTGACGACCAATGTACTGCCAGAGAAGACGAGGCATAGCTTTTGCGATACGAAGTGCAAGACGAGAGTTACATTCCTCACTCATGATATCATTTGAAGAGTACTTACAAGTATTTTCATTCCAGTTCCAAGTCTGATCCTGGATGTTCCACTTAACGGTATTAACCTTCTTCGATAGCAAGAGCTGACGAGTCTTCTTATTAAATTCGGTTACGGGTCTCTGATAAGCAGCTATAGCCGAACTTCCAAGAGTAGCACGGAATTCTTCATTGTTTCTGCGGTTTCTTGATACAGTCTCCCAATACAAGACGGAAGGACTAGCATAGAATTTCCAACCAAGAGTGTTAGTGTCAATATCCCATGGCGCGGATAGCATGACTCTGTAGGAATCCTGTGAAAGCTTGGATGCATCAGCTCCAATAGTCATGTAGTTAGTACTGTTGACTGTAGAAGCATTGTAGAAGTATTGGTTATTAATTGCATAATTAGCCATATAACTCTGGAACGAGGGCTCAGTATTACCCAAGTCACACAAACCTTCTGTAATATAGACTTCATCAATAGCAATCTGATCCAAGGCCTTCTTTAGATCGGAATCGGAAACTTGAAGAATCTTATACTGTGTAGGATCAATAGTCAGGTTAGCATAAAGCTGATCTTCACCATTCTTTACGCACTTATAGAACTTAGTGGCAGTCTGTTCGGTACCAATTCCATAAATAACACCTTCAACCATACCATCAATCTCCCAGAGGCCATCGACAGTAGCAACATAACCCGTCACAGTGTCATCATCTTCCTTCTCATACTCAACCCAAGTAAGATCATCCGACTCATAACCGTAGTAATTTAGGCCGAGATCGTGAAGATTATCAGGAAGTTCAAGCTGAATCATAGAAATCAGGGAATTAATCTCTGAAACTTCCATGTCACCACGTCCTATGATATTGCCAACGTTGAAGAAGCTAACCTCACTATTTACTGAAGGATCCTGAACTGCAATCTCAAAGAAATCTCGTTCCAAATTAGCTGCTGAGGGCTCCTGAGTTCCATTCTTTGTGTAAGTATCAAGAACGCTAGTCAAGACAGTATATGGAGATTGACCTGCAGCAGTAAGTTCGCTCTTCTGGTTATCAGACAGAGTCTTATTAATTACTGCGTCATGATTAAATCTACGAATTCTCACCTTAAGATCAGACGAGGAGTTGAACTGATTAGTGGCATAGTAAGGAACTTCTTCAAAACCAGACCAACCAGCTCCATTAAGGTCAATAATCATTTGAGTGTCAGCCGTAGTTTCCCAATTCGGAAGACAAGGAAGAATATACTGATAGCCCGTAGTAGGATATCTTGGATCAGCAGTATCAATAATATTGGAACCAAGATAAACCTCGTCAAACATTACGGCCATGACTCTCTGACGATCCTCTAGAGAAGAATCTGCATCGATGAGAATTTCGTTTGTGCACTTAACGTCAGTATAATATTTATAAGCTGGGGAGAAGAACTTCGAGGTCTCGTTCAGCTGATCTACCAAATCGGGAAGGTTATTGATGAAATAATCATACTGTGCACCATCATCTGTAGTACGATTACCAAGAACACCAGTACCATTAATAGCAATACCCCAACCATCTTGATCATGGTCGGCATTATCTGCGTCAATGTCAAGAACAAATTTGAACACCTTCTCGCTTCCGGCCATCTTCTTCAGGAGCAAACCATCACGAAGAATATAGTCGTTTAGGTCACCCTTTACAAGAGGCTTTGAAAAGTAGATGTTGTTAGCTTTAGATGCGCGGCAGACCAACATAGTATTAGAACCTGCCAAGCGATAAGCATTAGCCCACATAGTAGAGGGAATCTCCTTATCTGCACCCTCATAAAGACCCTGAAGAGACTTAATATACTCCTGGGTGATATCTTTAGATGCATAAGTAGCAAGGAATTCTTTCTGTCCGTTAATGAGAGTCGGAACACTGGGACCCGCATCAGAGATAAGAACAACACCGATAATCAGATCCTCACCCACTGTAGGATTGAGGGGAGCTGACTTTACAATCTCATGAACCTTTATGTAGGGTTCATTAGTTTGAATCCATTGTGCCATTTTTCAATATTTTTTTAAATTATTATCCAACTTCAACTAGATAAACCGGGTATTTATTTCTTATAAAATACTCTGCGATTCCTGTTACAAGTCCGAGGTTTGCTGAAGAATCTGCAACCGTTGAAACTGAAATATCGTTATATTTGTCGGACAGCTTTGTATTTACTGTCGCTGTATTTGGAATATTTTTTGCCATGTTAGCCGCCACTGTCTTAAGTTTAGTATCGGCGACTGTATTAACAAGAAGCTGTAGATTTCCTGAACATTTCGAAATCACAATACAAACTTTCATTTTAAGATCGTTTGCAACCTTCGGATCTCTAGTGTAATCGGTCCCTTCTTTGAAACCATCCTTCTTAAGATTTTCGATTACACCTTTCATCAATCTTGTATCCACAGTAGTAGCTCTATTTACTTTCGTAGATATATCTTTAGTTAACCCAACAAGAAGACCAAGACCCGCACCAATGATGGTTCCTCCTCCAATAATCGATAACTCTGTTTTCCAACTCTTATCATCATCTTTTTTTCGGAAGAGAGGAAGCTTTGTGGCTAAAGTTCCAACTGTTGCACCAATCACGGCTCCTTTTCTAGCATCAGAAATAATTCCAAATTGTTTTTGCCTAAATTTAATCATATTTTTTCTTGAATACTACATATTTAGGCTTAGGATCACCTTTCTTCACTGTATCATCTAATTTTTTGATAGAGTTACTAAGTTTATCCATAGCTTCAATTTGTTTTTCTTGATATGCACGATCATTTTTGTGTCTACTCATATTAGTTGCAAGATTAGCCGAAGATACACCAAGAGCACTCAAAGAAACAATTCCTCCTGGGGTTTTTATAAACTTTACAACTTCTTTAGATTTACTGAATTTTTTTAATCTAAATTTAATAAGAGTATCCATCTCGTTGTGTCATATTAGATTTCCAATCCTTCTTTTCTCGTCTCACTGCCTGTCTTTGTGCATATGCGAGACGTTTATTATAGAAGTTATTATCTTGTGCTTGCTCGTCTCTCTTCTTAAGGGCCTTTCCTCCCATATAAAGAGCACCAGCAACGGCACCTAATTTACCAAGACTAGCCGCCCTAGATCCTGCTGTTGCCAATCTAGCTCCCTTTTTCGTAAAGCCTCCGAGACCTCCAGCAGCAGCACCAGCAATACCACCAACAGCAGCACCACCTAAAGCTCCACTCACCGTACTTCCATATCCGGGAGCTGTTTTCTTCTGTTCAGCAAGAATATCAGAGTCTTTCATTCTCTTTAGGCTATCTGTGTCATCGTACTTGGTAAATGATTTTCTTTTAAGTATAAATTTAGCCATCTTAATCTATTTTTTTATTTTGCTGCTCTTCATATTCATAGGCCTCTTTGTCGAACGCTTTAAATGGTTTTCCTGCAGCACTCATCAACGGGAGGCCTACAGCGATACTTCCGCCACCAGCTATTAGGTTTGCAGCAGTTTTATGATTCTGCATGTATTTTCCTAAACGTCTTGAAATCTCGGAGTTTTTAGATCCAGCAAGAGCATTAGCAGTGTTTTGAACTGCTTGGGTGCCACCTTTTCCATAAAATCCAACAAAAGAGGCAGCTTTATTTACTCCGCTGGAAACTCGCGCGGGGGCAGTAACTTGTTTAAATTTTTCAGCTTCAATTTTCCCCAAATCGGTTGCCCCTTTCTTAGCCATTCCTTGAGCATAAGTCTGAGATCCTTTTACAGCTAAACTATTTCCCGCGCCTTTCATACCAGCGGATCTTAAGATGCTGCCTGTATTTGCCATCAGGTTTCCAGTAAGTCTTTGAGCCTTTCCCCCTAACATTCCACGTTTAGCAAGCATAAAAGTACCGGCAGTTCCTAATAGTCCTGCTCCAAGTTTAGCCAGCTTATTTCCTTTCTTATCGTTTTCAGAATATGCCCTTTCAGTCTGTTCAGCTTGGTCTTTAATCTGTTGACGTTGACCCATATAACCAAGAAGGGGCATCCCAATAAAGCCAACATTAAGTCCAGTCCCGAGTTTATCTATCTTTCCACCTTTTCTTTGAATGGGATTAATAGCTCTTCCGACTTTTTCCATTCCACCCTGTATAGCCTGACTCCCTGTCTTACCGCCGAGAGCCTGTATAGGAGTGTTACCGAGTTTTCCTTTCTTAGCCAGAAGATATGCAGATCCGAGTCCAGCACCAGTTAAGGCAGCTTTCTTCAGGAATCCAACATTTTTATTGTCGTTTCCTTCATCATGGTCTTTCAGGGACGTTGTTAACCTATTTCCAGCATAACCCATAGCACCAAAGGTTAGTCCAATTTTACCACCTTTCCTTATATTCCCTTTCTGAGTTTTCCACATATCCTTAGCAAAACCAGTAATATTAGGGGGAATGGTAGCAAATAGTTTCACTCGACTCATCTGTTTTTGCTGAATGACTCTTTGTGCTAATTCTGGATTTTCTTTTGCCTCCTTAGCTATCTTATTTAGAGCCTTTGTTTGACGATCTAGAGCAGCTTGAGTTTCTTCCGCTTGCTTTTCTGCCTCCTCCGCTTGTTTTGCTGATTCTTTCATTTGTATTCCTCCCTGAACCAAAGAACCTCCCATAAGCAGTGGCATCCAAGCTATGAAGTTTTTTTGCCTAAATCTAATCATAACTGTTAATCTGCTTTTATACTTTCACCAATCGACTTAAGACCTTTACCTGCGGCTCTTGTAGCTACAGATCCTAGAGCAGCACCCGCCAACCAACCAAGAGGGCCTCCGCCTAGACCTAATAGACCTTGGATGGCCCCTGCGGAAGCAAGACCACCAGCAATTCCACCGATCTTAGAGTCTGCAACATTACCTGCGGTTTCGGCTACTCCACCAATAATATTCTGAGCAGCTTCCCCTACGCCAAAGGTCTTTCTTTTTATAGTGAGTTTTTTTCCTTTCCTCACATAATCAGCCTCTATACAATTGCTAAAGGCTTTTCTTTCTATTCTAAATCTTGCCATTTCCCAAGTCTTCCATTATTTAATTCCTTATTCAAGTTCCTCATTTCTTTTCCTAGGGTTCCAGGTTTTGCCAATTCTCGGTGTGATGTTTCCATTCTTCCAAGACGGTCAAGGTCAGTGTCGTATTTTCTTCCCTTTATAAAACCAGGAGCATTAGTATCCAAGATATGAGTTCCAGAATATGATTTTCTTCTTAGTATAATCATGTTAGACTAATAAGAATATGTTGTAATTAATACCGAAGGGGAGTATATTGAGAGCTTGAATAGCATCACGAATGGTCTTAAATTCAAGGACAAGTGATCTTTCCTTTTTATCATACTTAACAGCCTCTCCTAGTAGTTCCCTGACTTCATAGGTTAGATCAATACTAGGACTTACATTAGCTGAAATTGTAGGAGGAACACCACCGCCACCTTTACCTTTTCCAAATTCTTTCTGTCTGAAGGCTACCAATGACATGTTTTTCTGCTGATTGTTTTGCTGAGGTTTAGTCCCAGGAGCAAAACTACCAACATTAATATTTAAGGTAGCGTTTCCAAGTCTCTTATCATATACTCTTTCTGGCAGTCTGACTTCATCTGGGAGCTTTGCTTTTGCTCCAATCTTAAGATAAAGTCTGTATCTATCTCTATGTGCGAAAGACGTAGAGATAACAAATCTCTCAATCACTACATTATTACCTCTAAGAACAGGTATTAGAGAGTCTCGATCTATAACTTTCCACTTATTACGATCTCCGTTTTTAAGTAGTTCGACATAAAGAGACCTCATTGCATCGTACTCAGAGAATGTTTTTTGTCTGAATTGTATCATATCTCTTATTTCTTTTTATCAACTACCACTGAGAGATTATATTTTTCTCGAATCACATCAATAATCGCAAGAACAATTCCCTTATGATCACATTCCGCAGTCACAATTCGATTTTCTCTATCAATATCGGTGATTCTCATTCTAAAAATTTCTCTGAGTAATTTTTGTGTATAGTTATAGAGTTCCTTATCTTGGACTTGTATCTGATAGTAGCCGTATTCATTTTTTACGAAGGACACAAGTACCATAGCCTTAGAATTTATTCGAGAAACTCTATCTGCCTCATCCGGAGTAATAATATTAAATGATTTTCCCTCAGTTTTATTCAAGTATTCTATCGCTTCAGGCATTAGATCTTGCACGAGGGATTGTTTTTTCCTGAATGATATCATTTTCTTTTTCTAACGTTAGGTTTATCTCCTTCAAAAACTTATATCTTGTGTCAAAAATTTCATAGAAGTAGAGTTCACATGAAAACTGACATTGGAAAGAGAAGTTAGAATTATCGTCCAACTGATACAAGTGATTAAAGTCTTCCGTCAGTTGTCCCCATTTTACAGCAGCCGTTATTCTTTCCCCATATCTATCTCCCGTCTTAAATTCTGTAAAGTTGGTGAGGAGATCTACGTTATGATATTTATTTTTAAAGTCAAAAAACAATACCATATCTGTAGCCCTTAGTGTAAACATTATGGGGAGTTTGTATGAAATAACTCTTGATTCTGGCTCGTTTATTCCTGGGTGTAGAATTCGCGTCGGGGTTTGATTGATTTGATAGAGAACGTGCGATGTCTTTCTCAATGTCATCTCCTTATTATATCTCACCAATTCAAGACCATAACCATCCAAAATTCTTCTTATCTCAGCTAGAAATTGATCTTGGTAATCAATCGCACGTATAACATAATCATCATATCTCCGACGCAATTGAAACACCTCTATATTTGTCGAGCCAAGTACCAGAGTTTTATCTTTGATGGGGATGAAAGGAAAATTAGTAATCTCATAACACTTAGGTTTTGGTCCTACTGGTCTAAGATATAATAGTCCTCCAGAATAGAAAAGGAAATTTATAAACTTTTCATTCGTTCTATCCTCTTCTGAAACTATAATGGTCGTTCCCTCATACCACTGAACAACTCTTGACTCTGAATCTGCTACTATAACGATGCGAACGGTGTGAGTATCTGATGTCATTTTCCTTAACACCAGACCATTTAAGGAGACAGTAACCTCACTAAAACGAATAGGTCCTAGAGTAGGTTCCATCTTCATCTCTCTCCCAATCTTAGGAATACCAAGGAAATCTGATAAAGACCAAGAAGTAGAACCATCAACGTATGTCAAGGTAAGTACGCCATCCATCTCTACTAAAGAATTTGTACAGCCTTTAACCACATTATAAAACCTACTACCACGTAAAGAAGTTAAGAGAAGACCTTTATAGATTACCTCGTTTTTACACATATTATTTTGTTGTTAGATCTTTGAAAGCTTTAAATTGCTTATTCCCATTGTTAGCCGCATTAGAAATATTACTTCTAACGTTAACCATGTCTCGAGCACCAAGATTATTTTCTTTTCCTATAGCTTTGGTAAATCCCGTTTTTCCAGAGTTTATCATTTTCTGATTTCCAAGGAGTTGACCACCACTTGCCCACATCTTGTTAGCAGATTTCTGAAGACCAGTTCCAAGCATTCCACGTTTAGCACCAGCAAAAAGAGCAGCACCAGTAGTAGCAGCCCCTAAAGCACCTAAAGCTAAATTCTTCCTTTTATCCTCAGAAAAAGTTTTTCGTCTTAAAATAGTCATGTCCGTAATTTTAATCAAATTCCATTTTCTTGGCGGCATTCTCACCACCACTAAGCAGTTCTTCACCACCGCCAACTTTATAAGCAAGGGCTCCAGCACCTAAAGCTCCAGCACCAGCTAAAGTAGCACCAGACTTTGCAGCTCCTTTAACAGCTTCTCCTACTCTTTGCATGGAAGTAAGATTCTTAGTTCCACCGTCTTTTAGAGTTTTAATTCCAGAGGACATAGCCTTAAAATTTTTAGCACCAAAAAGAGAACCTATAAGGCCAAATGATTTACTCTTAAGTTTCAAACTTTCCTTATTAATGAGCTTAGTATTTATTTCAAAATAGGAGTTAGTCTGTTCCAAGAGAAGAGGGTATCCAAGTAAGTTTTTCTGAGCAATTTCTGAAACACGCTTAAATTCATCCTTTAGGGTTATCCAGATGTTTCCATCCTTTGGTAGGTATTCTTTCCCATCAATGATTAAAAACCAATACTTATTATCAAAATCATAACAGAAAATGAATGAAGAGCCATACATTGATAGAATAGGTGCCCATCTAAGACCCTTTTTTCCGGTTTCTCTAGCCCAGCCTGCAATCCATTCTTCGCCATTCAGGTTTAGTACCGACGGGAGAACATTGCAGTAGAAATTGATAGATTCACGAGATGTAAAAACGAAAGGACAGGATTTAATAACCTCATTCTGAATTTTTCTCAGGGCTTCATACTCTGTTGGTAATTCTTCCTGAATAGCCTTAATCTCATCTGGGCTAGCCTTATATTTATTATTCTTCTTGCTAAAAAAGTGTTGAATAAGAGCAATAAATCCAGACAAAAGAGCTGCTCCAATGATAGCCTTCTTTGGACTCATTAGATTATCCTTTGGAGGTTCCGGAAGATTGAGTAAATCTTGAGAAGCTTCAGCATAATAGTTATTTGGGCGATCATTGGTTACATGGCTAAAGTTCTTTCTGCTTATCTTGTAAATAGCCATATCTTGTGTTTTGTTTTTGGATAAGAAGAGAGGAAAACACTACCCGTGAAAAAGACAGTGAATTCCTCTCTATAACCTAATTCTTTATCTTAAGGACCCTCATTGATTAGGGCCAAGAATTTTTTAAATCAATTTTTAGATGCCGTACTTGAACGTAACCTTCTGAACCAGCTCAGGTGCCATATACTTCACACCCTCCTGATAGTAGATACCAGAAGCCATCTGAGTCGGGTTGTTATAGTTACCAATGGTAGGAGTATCCGTCAAAGGCATATAGATACCACGAGCAAGAGGAGCCATCTGACCATCAGCGGTCTTGTGGATAGCATAGAACGTAGCCTCGCCCGGGGTACTCTCATCAATATCGGTCGAACGGAGCACGGGAACACCATTATACCAACCCAGCAGATCATTGATGTAGGTCATCTTCGTGTTCTTCTCAAACTTGCCGATCATACCACCCTTCTGGAACTGGTTAGAAGCCTGATTGCCAGCGACATAAGCAGTGGTAACCACACCCTTAACAGCCTTAGTAGCCAGAGCGCTCTCGACGTTGATCAGATATGAATCGAAGATGTCTACGCGCGAACGATAGTCATGGAACTTGCTCTCAATGCCAGTCGAAGTAGCACTCAGATCAAGATCAGTCATGGTGTTGCCAACATAACCCTCTTCCAGGGTCTTAACCAGCTTGCTATTGATCAGCTTGGTATAGAGCTCGCGCAGCTTGGTGAATAGGAACGTAGCCATGTCCGAACCAGTAGCCTTCTTCATTGCACCCAGAGCGGCAATGTTATACTCAGCAACGAGCAGATCGGGAACAGTAGCCAAACCAATTTGCTGCATCTTGGCGATGAAACGCTTGTCATTAGCATGAGCATTGCTTGCACCAGTGGTATTGCAAGGAGTACCAGTAGTATCCTCCTTACCAACAACGAGGATGCTCTCCTTAGTAGGATCACCTGTCAGAGCGGTAACAAGTGCAAACTCAATACGACCATTCAGATAATTGATGGTACCAGTGCTAATCTTACCAGCAACACTCATGAAATTGCCCTGACCGTTGTCAACGAGCTCGAAGCTATCGGTTGCACTAGTAATCTTAACGCGTACAGTGCCAGGAATAATCTTACGACCAACCAGTGCGCTATAATCAGTATTAGCAGTCGGGGTGATCTCGAGATCAAAGTTACCGAAGGCCTGAATGTCAAGATTATCCGGACCGAGGTTGGGGATCACCGAACGCATGTCGCTCACACCAAGAACGTCAAACCAATAGAATAGACCATTGGGCTGATCGAAGTCACGCTCGATCGACATAAAACCAGCAAACGAGCTTACATAAGAAGCAACAGATGCATTGAAATACTGTGTGCTCAGCAGCGGGGTTTCAGCATAACCAGAGAAAGTCTTCTGAACCAGGCTGGGATTGTTGTTAATACCAAACATCTCCTTCAACTCGTCATTACGAGAGAACATCTTTGCATACTCGCGAGAACGAATAGTAGCGTCCTCCACACTGCGAGAGCTATTTGTCAGAGCCTCCATCATGGCGGGCTGCTGCATCATCGAAAGATAAAATTTGTTGTCCATAATTTATTTTATATGTTATAAATCTAGGGTGGAGATTTTAAACTCTAATCTCCTTCCCCTAGGTAATTCAAATCCGTTAGTTTCTATGTGTACCCTTCAACCAAGAAACAAGTACATCATTGTTGGAGAAAGTCTTCTCCGATATATTCTTTTTCTCTGAGAATGTTGCCTCCTGAAGATCAGCTTCCTGGTTCTCTACGGGAGCCTGCTTTGCATTAAGAATAGCAGCTTCGGCTTCTGCAGCAGCAGCTTGGATTTGCTGAACAGCTGCGATTGCCTTGTCTTCGATTGCCTCAACGCTAGGAGCATCCTCTGCGGGAGCTTCCTCTACTGGAGCTACAGGGTTACCTTTCTCATCGACAATGAATTGAGCCGTGGGAGCATCCTGAGTGACGGGCTGAGCATGAATACCTGCGGCCGGAGCAACAGCCTCTGCAAACCACTTGTCGAGAATGTTGTTAGAGAACTTTTTCTCTTCCTTGTCTTCATCCTCTTTCTTCTCCTCTTCATTCTCAGGTTCCTCTTCTACTTCCTCTTCCTCTTCAGAAACCTTGATATCCTTCAGAAGATCCTCGGCCTCCTCCTCATTGATGGGATTAAGCTCGATCTCATCCTCAGTCATAACGGCCTTAGTGTATTCACCATCATTGGTCTTGTCCTCTACAATGGCGGTCTCACTATCGATAGGAGTGATCTTAATATCATCATTTTCAATCTGATTACCGTTCTCAATGGACTCCTCAATCAACTTCTCATCCTCTTCCTCCGAGAAAAGACGGATCATATACTGAGTCATCTCTTCATGCTTCGAGAAGAACTTAGTCTCAGCTTCGTTAGTATAGATATCAGAGAAATCCTTTTCCTCGTCTTCCTCTTCCATCTCATCTTCCTCAGCCTGCTCAGCGTCGTCCTCAGCATCTTCAACAAGATCCTCAGCCTCTTCATCCTCGTCGACTTCCTCTTCTGAGACAGCAATATCATCCATAAGATCCTCAGCTTCATCCTCCGTAATAGCGTCAAGCTTCATGTTGTCATCATCAATGGTAACCTTAGTATACTCACCATTATCCTTGCTCTTAACAACAGCTTCAGTAGCCGAAATAGGAGTTACAATCTCCTCTTCAGTCTCAATCTCATCACCATTCTCAAGGGCGTCTTCAATCTTAGCCTGTGAGGTTTCAATACCCTGAGAAGCTTCACTGAAAAGACGATCCATAAAGACTGTGTTTCCAGAATAATACTTAGTCACATAAACTCCATACTGGAAACCGTCAACATCTGAGAAGGTAGCCTCAGTGGGCTCTTCAATATCTTCCTCTGACTCAACGCCAAGATTCTCAAGAAGTTCAGATGCATAATCACGAGCAGCTTCCTGATCATCAAAGATCTCAACTGCATCTATGCCAGCTTCAGAAAGACGAGTAGCAAGCTCATTAGCTGAATCCTCATCAAACACAGAGGTATCAACAAGCTGATGATTACCAGTATCAACACCTACAACGTGAAGAGGCTCACAACAATCCTCACATTTCTCATCTTCCTCTGAAAACTCCTTCGAAAGTTCCTCAACTTCCATCTCATCATCGGTCAGAAGAACCTTTGCCTTATCTCCCGACTTTGTATCGGACACAATCAGAGTATCATCATCCACCTTCTCAATCTGAAGATTACCAACCTGGGCAACATCTTCAGTCTCCTCTGCAATAACCTCAGAGAATAACATTTCACAATATTCCTGCTGGCTGAAGATCTTCTGAACCACGGTATTGTCAGAATAAACAGAGAATTTCTTCTCCTCATCCTCCTTTTCCTCAGGACACTCACATTCGGCGCAACCCTCTTCGGCATGCTCCTCGACTGTCTTCTCACAACCAGCTTCAGGATTCTTACCACCACACTCAAGATTAGGAGAAATAACACCTTCCTCTAAATGCTCCTCAACGGTCTCAGTCGGATTCTTCTGCTTACCTGGGATTACTTCATCCTCAACTTCCGGATGAAGATAACCGTCCATATGATCTGCTTCTTCCAACACCTGATCCTCGGGATTATAGAGATCAATGTTACCATCCTCACTTACCTCTGCAATAGTGGTCTCATTGTTTCCTTTATCAGTGACCATAACTTGATTGTCACCAACCTTTTCATACTTGAGCTCGTCCGTATCAACAGCCTCGCCCTCCTTTGCCTTCTGAATATCACCAGCAACTTGATTCAGGACGTTTTCTTCCTTATCCTCTGTTGCTGAGAACATTCTTTCCATAAATCTTGTATTAGCCATAAACTTACTTTATGATTTCTAATTTATCCCCGTCTTCCTTAATAATTCCCTTCTCTTTCAACATCGTAAGGAGATCATCAGGAGCATCAGGGTATCTATCATCAAGAATAGCCTTAAACTCCTTCTTTGGCTTCACCTGTCCACCAAATTCAAGAGTAAGGTCATTCTTTATCCCAGAATCTGTCATCCAATCCTCTTTAGAGCTAGAATCCGTTCCTATACCATGAACCTTCTTGATTATGGCTATGCTTTTAGGGCAAAGATCACTAACCTCTTCCAACTTTCCAATACCAACCTCTGGCGCATTCATAGTTACGGCCGGGTCAAGTTCTAAGGTTTTTGTGACAGATATAATCAGTTTACTAAATAATCTAGACTGCATGAATGAATCTTCGAAAATTCTAACAGATCCATCCTCCCCAACCTCAGCAAAGTTCTTCTCTTCAAGTTCTCCGGCCGTGATTCCTAATGCGCCAAATTCCTTCTGAAAATCATCCGCACTAAGAGATGAACCCGAAAATTCTTTGAGAGCTAATTCTACTTTGTCCTTGGTCTGGTTAAATTCTTTTTGAAATAATTCCTCTTCATCACTAAACGTCTTTTCCTTCTTTGGCGACTCAGAGATTACATTGAACCTATGACCACCACACTTAGGACATAATACGTTTGTTGTTGATCCTGTAGTCTCCTCTTTATAACCACAATCCTGACAACGAAGTGTATGAGGAACTCCATTATTTACCGCTCCACTATCATCACAAAACAATTTAAGTCTTGAAGGGGAGTCAGCTTTACTAAATAACTTAATTCTGTCCATCCTTTTCTTCCTCCTCTTCTTTTAAATTTTGAGACGTCGGAGTGTTGAATACATATGACAAAATTGATTTAACAAACTCTGTATATGCCTCCTGAATCTTTTGATATCTTACCTTTGAAACAAATCCCTGCTTACTGTTTTCTAACATAGCAAGACGGTAAGGAACCTGTAAATTTTGTACTGATTTTCTAACTTCTACTCCAAGGCTAGACGCTCCTAAAAGTGCATTTACATTTTTTCCTTGAATAATCATCGGTGA